CCAACGGAACTACCAAAGGGGAGTGCAAAGGCATTCCCCTTTATTGTTGAATATCATTCGCTTACAGATTAAGCCCCATTCACACAGCGCATTGCGCGGTCACAATATAGTAGAATATTAGTGTACGTTAGTTGTAGTTATTTGATGTTGTTTGAATATACGTTCTACCTTTCATGTACCGAGTGTTCTACCATATACGCATCCACTTAACACAAACAATTATGAAACTCAAATATCCCACCACGCGTTTTGTCTTCGACAGGAAAAAGCAAGCCACCAAGACAAAGGCGGCACTCATACAGGTTGAAGTGCTGTATGAGAGAAAGAAGAAGTACATAACCACTGGCGTAAAGGTCTACAAGGGGCAGTTCGACCCCGTAAGACTTGTGCATGCGCGGCTGGACATGCTCGAATGCAATGAGCGCATCACCGCTATTAAGATGAGAATAGACGATTGGCTTAACTCACTCATGCAGCGCGGTGCCGCATTCGAGTGGGCTGCACTCGACAACTTCGTCGCAAACGCCACACACACCGAGCGCACATTCGTTGACTTCGCAGAAGAGATGATAGCCACGCGCGCCGACATTCGCGAAACCACGCGTAAGACGCAGCGCAAGTTGATAACGGCCTTAGCGGACTTCGGCCGCATAATCGCCTTTGCCGACATCACGCGCGCCAACATCATGGCGTTTGACGACTACCTGCACGCACGTGGCATCAGGCAGACCACCATATACAGCTATCACAAGTTCTTGAAGACCTACATCAATGCGGCCATAAGGCGTGATTTGCTCAAAGATAATCCATATAATGGCATATCGATTAAGCGCGGCGAGAGCGAAGAGGGGCGGTTCTTGACGGAAGAAGAACTGAACGCCATATCTGCCGCGCCAATGCCAACCGAGAGTTTATCTCACGTGCGCGACTTGTTCGTGCTGCAATGCCTTACGGGGCTGTCCTACTCCGACTTGATGGACTTCGACTTCTCACAGGTGAAAACTCGCGGAGAGCAAAAAGTTTTCAACGGCAAGCGAAACAAGACGGGCGTGCCGTTCACATTCGCGCTGTTGCCTGCCGCACGTGAGATAATTGAGAGGTACGACGGCGTATTGCCTAAGCTCACCAATCAGCAATACAACATGCGGTTGAAGTTGGTTGCGCAGGCCGCAGGGTTGGAAAAGCCCATCGCAAGCCATTGGGGGCGGCGTACCTGTGGTATGTACTTGCTTAACAATGGCTTTTCGATGGAAGTCGTGGCTAAGGTATTGGGACATTCATCAATACGCACCACGGAGGCCATCTATGCTAAGATATTGGACAGGTCGGTCGAGGATGCCTTTATGCAATTGGCGAAAAAGAAAGGGGAGCAAGGATAATTCCCTACTCCCCTTTCATTAATAGAATAAGTCCCCGACTTCACATTTCAGTACGAGGGCGATTTCGTACAGGCTATCTAGTCGAGGGTTGCCCGAAGTCCGCGAACGCAAACTGGATGGGGCAATGCCCAACTTTTGCGCTAATTCGCTAAGCTGCATTCCGCGGTCGTGGGCGGCGCGCAGTACGTTTAGTTTCTTCATAACAAGCCCTCCTCTTGGATATTCTTATCCTCCCACTCGCAGTACTGGCAGAACCAATCGGCGGCAGGGTCGAGGACATTGCTTATTATGGCATCGCGGTCTATCTTGGCATCCATCGTGGCGCATACGTGCAATATGGCCACCTTATGCTCGATGGCCGCATAAGGGTTGATGTAGTCGAACTCGCACGTTAATATATGTGGTTCGATATATAATACTTCGTCCTTGTCTAGGACTTCAATCACGCTCATGGTGCGCGTATGTAGAATTACATTGCGGCCATGTAGTTTGCCGTTTGGCTTGTCGTCTTCGACAAAGGCAAACTCTGGCAATGATAGGTCTCTTAGTTCTTGTTTCATTGTTTTACATGTTTAGTTTTTGGGAGTTCCGACTTACAGAACTCCCAAAACATTATAATACTTCAATTGTGTAACACCACACAAACTCGCCATCTGAATGTCCGATAACCTTTATCATGTGACCATTCACTTCACCCTCAAAGGCCACCACCTCTTTTATTGGGTCGCCGGCGATACCCTTAAAATACTCTTTTACATGACACATATTAGGAAATGTGTCGATGCCGAAACTATTAAGTGTCCGCTCTATATCTGCGGCAATAACCTCATTTCGGTCATCACTTTCGAATGTAGTCTCTTCGAGCAATATACCTGGTATAATTTGTTTCTCATTTTGGTAATTTACATCTATCATACGAATTGCCCGTCATGCCGATAGCGCAGCTTTATGTTGTTTTGATTGTATAATATACTTATCTCTCCTCTACATGGATAAGGAATAGGTAATCTTCATTATCCATACCAGCATCGGAATACAGTTCGGTAACCTTGACTTCATACGTTGGTTGCCAGTCGCCATTTTCTTCACCTTCTAAGGTCATATAGAAGTCTTCACCCCTCTGCACGCCATAAGGCATTGGTAGGTCATAAGCTTTAAATAGCTTTTCTGCCTGTTCCATCGAGGGAACGGCGGTAAGGCCATTTCTGCTTAGTGCTTGCTTAACTACTTCGTAAGCCTCTTGTGCAGAGGCTACTTCTATGTTCTTAATCTCGTTGAGGACATTTTAAATCTGTGCCATAATTGTAAGTTTTAATTGTTTGTATTTGTTTTTAATTTTGATATTGCAAAGTTACGCATAAAAATATAAATCGCCAAATATAATTGGCGATTTAATACTTAAAGCATAATTATTTAACGTTTAAAAACAATTACGAGTATAAAAGACCGAAAGAAAACGCAGAAAACTATAATAGCCTTTTGGGTTTTCTACTTCTTCTTAGTGCCTGATGCCTGCATCTCATCCGAGAGAGCCACAAGCGTATCTTCGATTGTCTTATTGCCGCCATTAACACTTACCTCCAATGCCTGTGCCTGCATCTTAGGAATTGTGTAGTTCAAAAATTTCTCTGCAACCATCAATCGGTCGCGCGGCTCCAAACTCTTGAAGTCTTTGAACATAAGTCCAGAGTTCTGGTATTCTGCAATGAACTCCGAGATTGTCTGCCTCGTCACACTCGTTATCTTGTTGGGCGTATTCTTCTGCCTGCCGCCTGCCTTAACCCTTATCTTCTTCTCTTCTGCCATATCCATATATATATATAAGTATTCAGCAAAATTAATGGATTATTTTTGCTCGAAAATATTAAAGGCATAACGTTATGATTGGAAGTATTATAGGTGGCGCAATGAAGTTGGGCGCAGGCATCTTCGGTGGAATATCCGCGGCTCGTGCCGCACGCAAAATGAAAGAGAACATAGAGCAGCAAAAGGCGGAGAACCAAAGGTGGTATGATAAGAACTACAATGAGGATGCCACGCAACGCGCGGATGCACAGGCGTTAGTAAGGCAGACCGAAGACAATATTAACAAAAGAACCCAGCAGGCGGCAGGAGTTGCTGCCGTAATGGGCGGCACGGAAGAGAGCGTGGCCGCCGCCAAAGAGGCTAACGCAAAGGCGTTAAGCGATACGATGAGCAGCATCAATGTGGCGGCCGAGGCGCGCAAATCGCAGATTGAGCAGCAATACATGGCTAAGAACGACAATCTTAACCAACAATTGACCAATTTGGAGCAGCAGAAAGCACAGAACATAGCCGCTGCCGTGAGTGGCGCAGGCGATGCAGGGGCAGGCATTGCTGGTGCGATATTTCCCGAAAAGAAAGACAAATAGGCAATGAGTACATTCGATTTGATAACAGGCAAAAAGCCCACGCCGCAGCCGCAGCAGGGCAACCAATGGCAGCAGATTGCAGCTCAACAGCAGCAGTTCGCGCCGCCTGTGGCACAGCAGCAACCGGTGCAGGCACAGCCAGTGCAGCACAATACGCCACTCAAAGACCCGATGGTTATGCAGCCAGCAGGGCAGCAGATGCCGAAACAGCAAGCGGTACAGGCACAGGCACAGCCGCAAGCCGCGGCAGGGAACGCCCAAGTACAGCAGGCCGCACAGCCTGTAATGCAGCAGCAGGCGCAAGAAGAGCCGCCCTACGTGTCGCCTACGGCGCACATGAATGTAAGTGAAAAAGTGAAATACTTCACTGGCGAGGATTTGAATGCGCAGGAGGATAACCCTTATCGGAATAGTCAGATAAAGACCTACGAGGACATGACGCGCCGATTGGAGGATGAGGAACGCAGGATGCGCCCCGAAACCGAGGAACAAAAGGCAAAGCGAGAGAAAAGGGAGAGACGAGAGAAACTCTTTGCAGCCATCGGTGACGGACTAAGCGCGCTGTCCAACGTGTACTTCACAACGAAAGGTGCGCCCGACATGAGCAGCAAACGCACATTGACCGATGCCGTGCAAGGTAAGTATGACAAGTTAAAGGCAGAGCGTGAGGCAGACCGCGACAAGTACCTCAATATCCTCAAACTAAAAGCCGACAACTTCGGCAGGTTGGGCGATATGGACGATGCCAAGCACGCACGTAGGATGGCGTTAATCAAGAGCGCGTACGACTACGAGGCCAAGCAAGACGAGAATGCGCGCAAGAACCGCGAGAGCAACTCGAAGATAAAGCTAGATACAGCCAAGGGCAAGAAGTTGGATGCCGATGCCGCATACTCTACCGCCAGGGCTAAGGAAGAGCCTAAGAATGCAGCATCCAAACGTGCGCTTGATGCCGCTAGGGCAAAGCAAGCCAACGCTGGTGCGGCCAACAGCTTAGCGCATGCGGCTAAGGCTCGTGTCGAGACTGCCGCCGCACGCAAGAAAGCGGACAGGGAGAACGGCAAGTTCACGCTTAACTTAGGTGAGAAAGGCGTGCTGAAATTCTCTAATGAAAAGGAATTCAGTAAGGCCGTGTACAGATGGGCACCAGTACTAGGCGTTGATGCCGCCGTCATCGAGGGTGAAGAACGTAACTTTAACGGGAAAGTAACCAAAAAGGGACGTGTGAAATATAAGCCTATCGATGTGGTGGCAGGTTATGTTGAGAATGCCGCCGACACCTACAATTGGAGCGACTATGACAATAAGAAGAAACGGGCCAAAAAATATAGCGGACTTAGTATAAGAAAAAAACAATCATGAGCAAGAAGACAACCGCAATATACAATGCGCTAAGCGCGAATGGTGATTTCAAAGGCAGTGAGCAGGACTTCAACAAGAAGTTCTTTGCGCCTGGCAAGGCTGGTTACGAGTACCGCAAGGGCGTATATGACACGCTGCACAAGGGCGGTGCGGACGTGGGCAGCAGTTACGAGGAGTTCGGCCAACTCATCGGCCTGCGCGCCACACCTAGGCAACAGGCGCAACAAACGCCACAGCCGCAGGCAATCCAAAAGCCAAAGCCGACGACAAAAACGCCGATGAGTGATGCCGAAAAACAGGCCATGATTGGAAGTGCCGCCGACATGGTGGCACAAACCGGACAGCAGATTGCGCAGACCGGCCGCGCCATCGAGCATGCCAAACGCCACACTGGGCTTGACGTGCGAACGCCTAAGCTGGGGCAGAACCGCAATGTCGACAAGGTACAAGACCCTGTTTCGGGGAAAGCGCAGTACGAAACAGAGGATGGACAAGTGTACGACAATGAGGCGTACGCCACGCAGGCGCAGAATGAATACGACCAAGCCAAGCAACATGCAGGTGAAAGCGAGCTGAACCGCGAGTTGCGCGAGGCCAAGCAGCAGCAAGCCGACCTAGAAGAGGCATTGCGTAAGCGTAGGGAAGAGTTGGATAATGGCGGCAAGGGCTTTTTTGGTAAGATGCTCGAAAGCGCGGCGCAAGCCACTCGCCCCGATGTGGCCATGCACCACAATAATGTGGCCGATTATGAGCAAGATGAGGAGTACGGGCAACTCATGGCTGCCATAAGGCAGAACCGCGGCGCAATACAAGTGCTGGAAGACAAGAAGAACAACAAGATGAACTCTTTTTGGCACTCTTTCGCCACGACCGCTGCCAATGGCTACACATTCGGTGACGGCCGTGCGGAACTCAATGACGCCATCGCATTGACGAATGCGCAGAAACGACTTGCGCAGATTAACGCCAAGCGCGAGCGTGGGGAAATGCTCACGCGTGAGGAGGAGAGTGCGGAACAAGTGCTTACCGCTGCCCTCCGCAACCAAGCAATGCAAGGAAAATATGGTGATGAGTACGGCGGTTGGGCTATCGCAGGGGCAGGCGCGCCAGTTTCACTCGACATGATGAAGAACATGCTGCTGGGCGGTGGCATATTCCAAGACGTGTCTAAGGGCGTAGCCAAGGGAATTGCCAAAGCAGGGCTTAGGCAAGTGGCGAAAGCAAGCACAAAGGGGTTGCTGAAAGGTGCGGCGCGCACGGCTGCAAAAGGTCTTGTAAAGGCAACAGGCGTTACACTAGGCTCATTGGCAGGCGGCGCGCTCGTGACTAACACCACCGGCTTGACAAAGACGTTAGGCGAGGCTGCCAAAGGCGCGACTGGCAATGTCGGTCTTGACAAGCATGGCCACTTCCAATTCGAGAACCAAAAAGGGCTTATGTCCGCACTTGCCGAGGCGGAGCGCAGTCAAATAGGAGAGAACGCGAGCGAAATGTTCGGTGAGTTCATCCCCGAAATCGGCATTGGCAAGCTTGCCATCCGTGGGCTTGAGAAGATTGGCTTGTCGAAAATGGCAGGTTTCCTTACGTCAATGGGCGGTAAGCAATGGGCTAAGCAGTATGCGCAAGTGTTACGCGCAAGCGGCTTTAACGGCATGCCCAACGAGGCGTTGGAGGAATATGCAGGCATTCTCTATAACCAACTCACTGGCGACGGCGACAATGGGTTGAAAACGTTGGCCGACCTGCGCACACATCGCGACATTTGGCTGGGAACGGCGACCGTCGGCGCGCTGATGGGTGCGCCCAACGTGGTAATGGCCGGTGCAGGTGCAGCGCAATACTACCGATACAAGCACGCAATGGAACGTGCGGCCAAGGTGGCAGGCTATCGTCTCACCGAGGAGAAATGGAAACCCTTGCAGGAGGCCATCGACAACACGCCAAACGAGAAAATGACAGACCTCTTGATGGACATCTACGGCCGCAAGGATTTGGAAATGCCCGAAAAGAAAGCGGCATACGACTACATCCACAACCTCATGAAGTATCGCGGCTACAACGTTGGCACAATCAACTTCAACGACAGCCGCAAGGCCGAGGGCGACCCTAAGCAAGATGCAGACATGGCCATCGAAGAAAAGGCGGATGCAGCCTATACGGACGGCTACAACGCGCAAGGCGTTGACATGGCGCGAGCCAAGCGCGAATACGACACCGCGACGAAACGGCTGATAGAGCTGTTGGGCGGCGATGCCGTGGATGCACTGAGCGAAGAACCCGTATTGGCATTGAAGAGGCTGCATAACGATGGGGCGTTGGAAGACGATGCCGTGAGGGATGCCGCCACCGCATTCGTCAATGCCAAGATGAAGTTTGACGGGGTGGTGCAGCGCGCCAAGGACGACCTTGACGGACTGATAACCGATGCACGCAATGCCGTCGAGCAGCGCACGCACCAAGACGGCGCGATACATCCCGTTACGCTCAAAGATGACGACAAGCGCGCCTATGTTGTTGACGGAAACATTGCGATGCTGGACGACGGGACGACCATCGACACGCAGAACAGCGATGACACCATCATCGTGCGAGGTGAGGACGGCAAGTTGGAGTTCACCTCCCCTAGCGCGATTATGAGCGTTGGCGACCTCATCGACCCCAATGAGGAGCGAAAAATGGCGGAGCAGGCCATAACGCAGGACTTCGGCACACGTAGGGCGGCGGAGATTGACGGCATCGACGAGAACGGGCAGCCTATACCGCCAGGCGATGAAGAAGTGCAGGCACAAGCCCAACAAGGCGAGGCCGTCCCCACGGAGCAGCAGGTGCAAGCCGAAGAACCGCAGCAACAAACGGCCGCAACGGAAGAGCAGCAAACGCAGGAGGCACAGCAGGTGCAGACCGAAGGGAACGCAGGTGCAGATGAAATGCCGATGGTCACCAACAAGGACGGCGAGCAAGAACCCGACTTCATGGCCACTACGCCGCAGCGCGCACACCAATACATCTATGATGAGGCGGAGCTGCCGCGAGAAGTGGCGGACGAGTTCGTGGCCAACAACGCCAAGGCAGCGCAAGCAGAGCTTGACAAGATAAGGAAGAAACAGCCCAAGGTGGGTACGAGCATAGCCAAATACAAGGCGGAGCAGGCCGCACACCAAGAGCAGCTTAACGCCGCGGAGGCGGCCGTTAAGTACTGGGCGGAGGTAAAGGCCACGCAAGATGCCATCGATAGGCAAAAGCGTGAAGAAATGCTCGCCAAACAGGCGGAGGCAACGGCAAAGGCCGAAGAGGAGGAAAAGGAACGGCAGGCACAGGAAACGGCCAAGCGCAAAGAGCAGGAGGAACGCGGTGCAGGCAACCCTCATGCGAAAGTACGAGAGAAATGGGACAATGCGCCTAAGGTGATGGGCGTTGAGGACGAGCTTACCTTACCCAACGGGGAAAAGGTAAAGGGGCGTTACGTGCTTGTCGAAAGCGGCGCGGCAACTCCTTCTCATGATGCAACGCGTGAGTTCGCCAAGAGCGAGGGCTTTCCAGTAGACGAGAACGGGCAGAGCGTGAACGACCGCGACTATGAGCGCGACCAAGATGCACAGGAGGTTACGCGTAACATTGCAGCCAACTATGACGGCCGTGCATTGCAAAACCCGGTCGTGGTAAGCACGGACGGAGTGGTGTTGAGCGGCAACGGCAGGACAATGGCAGGCGAACTCGCCGCACGTGACGACACGGATGGGGCATACGTCGGCCACCTTGCGAAGTACCCGCAGAAATACGGCTTTACCGAAGAGCAGGTGCGGGGCATGCGGCATCCGCGCGTTGTCTTCATGGCAGACGAGGCCATGCCATACACGGCCGAGACGTTCGCCAAGTTCAACCAACAGGAAATGAAAGGCCAAAGCAAGACGGAACAAAGCGTGAAGATGGGCAAGGTCGTCCCGAACGACGTGTTCAACCGCATAATCAAGGGCATAAACGGATATGACACTTTGGCAGAGTTTTATGCGGACACCAATGCGGCACGCGATGCCATATTGGAGTTGCAGGGCGCAGGCGTGATAACGCAGGCGCAAATGGCGGAAATGTTCGACGGCGACGGCATCAGCGCACAAGGCCGCGAGCTGTTGGAAAACATGCTTATCGGCAAGGCGTTCGAGGGCAACCCCGATGCCGTAAGGCAGTTGGCCGAATACAAGGGCATGCGCCAAAGCGTAATCACCGCACTTGCGGAGATTGCCAACAACAAGGCGATGGGCGAAGATTACGATTTGGGCGCGGAAATTGCTGCTGCTATATCGTTGGCATATCAGGCGCGCAAGGCCGGGTTTAAGGCAGGCGAAAAGGTAAGCAGCTATGCGCGGCAGATGAACCTCTTCACTTTTGACGATGGTGAAACTGTCGCCGACTACACCAATGCCACCATGCTGATGCTCGCCGACGTTCTGAACGACAACAGGACAACGGCGTTAAAGCGCATTTTGTCCGTATATAACCACAGGGCGGCAGACCAAGCCAACGGACAGCTGGACTTGTTCGCCGGTGGAATAAAAAGCAAGGAGGACATTATCAACGAAGTTAAACAACTCATATACGATGGAACAGAGCAAGAGCAACAAGCTGCAATCGACCGAGCAGTCGAAAGCAGGAAAGAGAGCGTTCAACAAGATGGCACTGATGAACGAGGCGATGAGGGAAGTGAACCAGAGCGAGGAGGAGAAGTAGATGAAACGTCAAGGGCTGCAAGAGGTGTTGACGGAACGCTTGAAGAAAGTGGTGCAAGAGACAATGGCGGAAACGCTGGAGAACAGGCAACTGAACCCACTGCAAAGGGCGTTGAGAAACCAACGCAAAGAACTGGACGGATAAAAGAAACCGAGCAGGTAGACCTGTTCGGCCAAGCGGAGCGAATAGCCGAAGAGGATGCCGAGCGTAGGAAAGGTAAAAATCTCGACAAGAAGACCGCCGAAGAAATAAAAATGGCGGAGGATGAAACGGACACCAATCCCACCGAGGCTCAAAAGGAGAGCGGAAACTACCGCAAGGGACATGTGCGCATAGACGGCATGGAAATAAGCATAGAGCAACCCAAGGGGAGCGTAAGGCGTGGAACGGACGCTAAGGGCAACAAGTGGGAAAGCAAGATGCACAACACCTATGGATATATCCGTGGTACGCAAAGCGTAGACGGAGACCATATTGACGTATTCTTGTCGGATGCGCCCCTGCATGGCATGGTGTACGTCGTAGACCAAGTGGACCCCGAAACGGGCGAGTTTGACGAACATAAGGTGATGTATGGTTTCGAAAGTGAAGATGCTGCAAGAAAAGCATACCTATCCAACTATGAAAAGGGATGGAAAGGACTAGGCGCAATAACCGAAGTTAGCCGCGAGGACTTCAAGGAGTGGGTACAAAGCTCAAAGAGGAAGACTAAGCCTTTTGCCGAGTACAAATCGGTAAAGGCGAGCAAGGAAACCAAGGGAGGCGATACCAGTGCCGCTAACGCCGTTTTGTCGCAAAAGGACTATGTGCAAAAACGCTTGTCCGAAGACCTTGCAAATACCCCTTACAAAACATTGGAAGAGTGGGAAACGGCAGATATTGAGGGCTATTCTGAACAATACGACAATATGATAGCCGAATATCCTAGTTATCTGCGTGAATTGGCTAAGAGCGAGAAGTTGCAGGAAATCTACGACCGCTCTTCGGTGAAAGAGCAAAAGAAGATTAGGGAGCATTTGGAGGATGCGGACATCGACTATAAGGAAGTGCTCAACACCTCCCCACAACGCACGCGCGTACAAGATAGGATTACGGAAGAGATTAAATACGCCAAGGGTGTATTCTCTGACGGAACTACCGTGTCTGGCAAGGTGGTAGGGCAGACCAGTGAGAGCGTACCCATCGAGCAGAACGGCAGGAAGTACACCATCAAGGCAAAAGATATTTTAGAACAAAGTGACGAGCCTATATCCGTTGACAAAGCCGAATTTCAAGTAGGCAGAGACAATTTGTCTTCTACGACAGATGAACAAGAACTCGCGACAAATGCCGTTTTGTCCCTATTGGAGAATGCAGGAATACCCGTTGAGGTGGTAAGTGAAGAGACCGCAGTAGAGATGATTGGTGAAGATGCCGAAATGAAAACCCCACAAGGGACAATTTACGGATGGACTATTGGCGGCAAGGTGTACCTCACCCAAGACGGTCTTAATCCCGAAACGCCAATCCACGAATACACGCACATCTGGGCGGAGGCTATGAGAAGAAAGAATGCTGACGGATGGGACAGCGTTAAGGCACTATTAAAAGATACGCCAGTTTGGAATGAAGTATTGAACGACCCTAACTATCAGGATATAAAGGATGACGAAGATAGCGTTGCAAGCGAGGTGCTAAGCCGTATCAGCGGCAAGGAGAATGCGAAGAGGTTCGAAGAACAGGCAAAGAAAACACTTGCCGAAACTCGCGGCATCGAAGAAAAGGCACAAGTGGCTAACCTCATTTCTAACGTACGCCGTGCGCTGAACAAGTTTTGGAATTGGGTAGGCAAAGACCTCTTCGGCATCAAGAAATTTAGCTCGATAGAGGAAGTTACCGACAGGGTTCTTTACGACCTTGTTAATGGGACGGACTTAGGTGAAGTTAAGAATGATGAAGTTCGGTTCCATAAGGGGAAATCAGAAGACGACACGAAGACCTTGATGGGAGTGCATAACATAACCGAGGATAAATTTCTTAAAGCGATTAAGATGGGCGGTTTTGCGAACCCTAGTGCCGCAATCATCGATACAAGCAAAAACATTCACGATGATTATGGAGAAATATCCCTTATCATGCCGTCTTCCATGATTGATAAGCGTACGGGAAGAAACGCAGGAACATTTGAGGGCGATGCATGGACGCCCATGTATCCTACCGTTGAAAGGCAGGCTTCAATGGTAGGTTTGAAAGTCATAAATGACGATATAAAATCTGTTCCAAAGGAAATGCAGAATAGTGTTAGTAATGCCATAATTGCTTGGGAGGATGGTGATGTACTCCTTGGTTTAGAATATCTGTACCTCTTTCAAAAAGGAAAGGCTCCACGAGTTCTCACAGAACAACGATTTGATGCAGACGTGCATAAGTCACTAGATAACATCATGGCCAGGAAAGATAGTGCTTATGACTTAACAAAAGACGAGGTAAAAGAATTAGTAAACCTGTATGTACAGGTGAATTATGCTGGGAATATAAATAAGTTTGAGAAAAAAAACGAAAATCAAAGAAAGAAGGATAAGGCCACATTAGAGAGAGCTAAGCCTAACTCTATAAGATACAAAATGGCGAAAGAGAACTTGGAAGACATTGAAAGATATGGTTACGTCATGTCATCCTTAAACAGATTTGTAAATGATGTTCAAAGAGATAAGATGACACAGGGAGTTGTAGACGTGAATGCAACCCTTAATTCAGCCAACGATGTTATAAAGAAAGAGAAATTAGAAGATGATTTTAATGAATGGTTGGAAAGCCTGGATAATCGTTACCAAATAAAGGAAGTTATCTTTGACGGATTTACCCCTTCGGGAAACCGTAGATATGTACCGAATACGTTAGAGAATGTCTCCAAGCTTATGAAAAAGCAAGGCAGGCAATCATCTGTCGGCATGTCAACATCATTTCACAACTTCGCTGCAAGTGTTATGAAATTCAACAACACTCTTGCTAACATAAAGAAGAAGAAGGGGAAACTGGCGAGTAATTATCAAGACATACGAGATTTTGAGAACAAGTGGAAAGACGTATATCTTGAATTGGGTAAGAAACTTCAACCAGATGCAGGCGCATTTGATGATTATGGCCTTGCCCGCCTGCAAGGAGCGGCAACTCAGAAAGACCCGCAAGCGTACCTTAAAGCCGAATATGGTATAACGTTATCCGATGAAGATACCCAAAAACTACGCGATTTGATTAAGGCAATTCAAGAAGAAAGGCCTGCAATGTATTTCGAGACGAAGTTCGAGCGTCCTGTGATGTTGGAGGAATTTGCAGCCGCTGTTATACCAAGCAACCTTGACAAAAAGGCGCGTGTAGCCCTACAAGATGCAGGATTGGCTATTTATGAGTATGAGCCAGGTAACGTAGAGGATAGGAAACGCGCTGTTGACGAGGCTAAACAGGAGAATGGCGTTTTGTTCAGGCAAAAGGATAATCTTGATGAAGATTTGAAATTGGAAGACGTGCTTGTGCCGACCTCTTCTGTCCGAATGCCACGCAAGCCACGACACAACATTAAGGCATACCTGAACGGCAAGCCCGTCAATAGGAACAATATGTTGTCGGTAGCGCAACAACTAACAAAAGGTGAGCCATTTAGCCTTGACAACAACACCATGCTTAGGGAAATAAAAAGCACTGTCGACTTCTCCGACTACTATGACGGCACGATAGCCGAGTTCAAGGCGTTGCCCAGTGACGGCAAGACCGTTTATGAGCAGTGGGAAGAATTGAAGGCCAAAGGTTACGAATGGCATAAGTCGCCGTTAAGCAACAGCGAGTATCTTATTGACAAGGAAACGGGCGACATCTACCGCTATGCAAACCATTGGGGAAGTGTGGCCTCATGCACGTGGGAACTTGTTGGCGCGTACGACGACTATAACTATCACATAGCCGTTTCCAACATCTCTGACTTCAAGGCAAAGGGATATGGGAGGATAGCATACCCAAACGTTTCATACTTACAAGCCCTCAACCAGTCGATAGTGAACGTCAAGGACGTATTGAACGACCCGACCATTGACATTAAGCCAAAGGCAAGGGAGTTCTTAGAGAACATCTTGCGAGATAGAGAAATGAGAAGAAGTGACCTCCTGAGCGACAACGATAGCCTCATCGACAACAGAAACGTCAGGAAAAAGAGAGCGGCAGAACCGAAACCTCGCGAAGAAGAAAATCAAGTGGAGCATTCACGAGAAACGTACACCGAGAATAAAGTTCGCGAAATGGAGACGGCCGTAACTGATGCAGCCGCCAAGATGAACTTAGGCAATGTCGTGGTGCTGCCGTCTGCCGACGGACTTGACGGACAAAAGAAACGTGCAAAGGGATGGTTCGACAGGAGGACTGGGAAAATAACCGTCGTACTAGGCAACCACACAAGCGTGGAAGATGCAATAAAGACCTTGATGCACGAGGCGGTAGCCCACTATGGCTTGCGCAAGCTGTTCGGCAAGGACTTCGACACGTTCTTGGATAACGTGTACAGGAACGCGCCGCCTAGCATAAGGAGAAAGATTGTGCAGTTGGTTCTCCGCAACGGATGGGACGTCCGCGTGGCGACCGAAGAATACCTTGCAAGCCTAGCCGAAGATACCGACTTCGAGCAGGCTAAAGAAAGCGGCTGGTTCCAGAGGGTTAAGGAACTCTTCGTGGGCATGCTGCGCCGCTTGACCGAGCGTCACAAACTCTTCGACATTAGCGAAGACGAGTTGCGTTACGTCCTTTGGAGGAGCTATGAGAACTTGACGGGAAACGGCGGCATCATGGGTGAGGCACAAGACGTTGTGAAAAGAGAAAAACTGCTCGGCGGAACGCGAACGGCAGGAGAGCCGAACATACTATTCAGGCAGATTGACCAAGACAAGATAAACTTCGACAAGGCCATTGCGCGAGGGAAATACGAGCATCGCATGAGAGAGGCCGGTTTCCAAACGGTAGAGGCCATGCAGGACAGCATGAAGAGCCTTATGGAACTTTACAAGGCCGTGGACGAGGCGGAGAATGTGAAACGCGAAGTGGAGGACATCCCCGACAGCGAGAACGCCTATGTTGGCGAGAACAGGTTGAGTTCGGTCAACCAAGCGGAGCTGGACGACTACAACCGCAGGTTCTTCAAGCCGCTGCTCAACAGCATCGGGGCGTTGGCACGCACTGATGAGGAAAGGCAGGACTTGTTCGACTACATGATGGCCAAGCACGGCTTGGAGCGCAACAATGTCATGGCGACACGCGAGGCGCAAAAGGAATACGAGGAACTCAACCAAGCGGCGGCGGACGGAAAGGGAACAGCTCCCGATTGGGATGCCATACTGGCCAAGCACCGCAAGCGTGACTATTCGGGATTGACCACGCTGATGCGCGGTGACGAGGACGAGATAGACACGGCAACGGCAGAGCAGAGGGCAAAAGAGCTTGTTGAGCGTTACGAGGAAGAAAAAGGCAAGGCGGACATAGACAACCTTTGGTATGACGTGAACGCGGCTAACGCGGAAGTGCTGTGGAAGATGTACCGCGGCGGACTTCTAAGTAAGGAGGCGTATCACGAAATAGCCGACATGTACAAGTACTACATTCCCTTGCGCGGCTTTGACGAGAAGACCTCTGGCGAGGAGTACGCCTACCTTATGGGCAAGAACAGCACGTTCACCGCGCCCATGAAGACCGCCAAGGGGCGCACCTCGAAAGCCGACAACCCCATTGCGCAAATGGCATTGATGGCAGACAGCGCGATTATGCAGGCCAACAGAAACAGGCTCGTTAAGATACCATTCCTAAACTATGTGACCAAGCACCCTAGCGATTTGGTGAGCGTTAGCGACATGTGGCTTGAATATGACGAGGTGAACGACACGTGGAAACCGAAGTTCCCCGAAATATCCCCCGAAGACACGCCAGAGGAGGTTGAGAGGAAGGTGGACGAATTTGAGGAGAAGATGAATGAGCTGTCCACGCAGCAGCCCGACAAGTACGTGCGCCAAGGGGAAAAGGGCAACATCCCATATAGGGTGTTGGGCAGCGACATGCGCGAGCATCAGGTGATTGTGAAACGCAACGGCAAGGACTATGTGCTGACCATCAACGGCAACCCTAGGGCGGCACAGGCTATCAACGGCCTTACCAACCCCGACAACAAGTCCACTGGGGCTATCGACAGGGTCTTCGATTGGATTGCGCAGGGCAACAGGTGGTTGAGTGCCGCATACACCACGCGCAACCCCGACTTCGTGGTAAGCAACTTCATCCGCGACACGTTCTATTCGAACGTGATGGTACACGTAAAGGAGGGCAGGAATTACGCAACGAAGTTCCACATCAACCACGCCATTTGCAACCCTGTAATGATTGGCAGGCTGCTGCACAAATACAACAACGGCGAGTTGGACATGAACAACGAGTTGCAGCGGTACTTCTACGAGTTCATGATGAACGGCGGCGAGACGGGATGGACGTCCGTCAAGAATGCGGAACAGCATAAGAGCGACATCAAGAAGACCTTGGATAGGGGAGCGGCAGGCAAGTCTGTAAAAAAGATATTCGAGGGTCTAGACCACCTTAACCGCGCCATTGAGAACAGCGCGCGCTTTGCGGCTTTCGTCACTTCGCGGCAGATGGGCAGGCAGCTGGGCAGGAGCATATACGATGCCAAGGAAATTAGCGTGAACTTCAACAAGAAAGGCAGCGGCTCGAAGATGCTTGGCGCGACTGGGCAGACGTGGCAAGGGAACACTGCCGCTTTCGTGTCAGGCATCGGCCGTGGGTTGTACACGTTCTGGAACGCGAGCGTTCAGGGTTTGACAAACTACATGCGCTACACGCACCGAAACCCAGTAAAGGGTTATTCGCTTGCAACCGCCCTGTTCGGGCTTGGGTTGCTCATTCCCTATGTGGGCTATCTCATGAGCGGTGGCGACGATGACGGCAACGGCTACTATGACATGCCTGAATACGTAAGGCGTTCCAACATCCTCATAAAGGCAGGGAACGGATGGGCTAAGATTGCGTTGCCGCAAGAATATCGTGCCATATACGGCATGGGAGAGCTTGCCATGACCGCCATGAGCGGACAAAACCAAATGACGCGCGGCGAGGCGTTGCTCTCGGCGGCAGAACAGCTTAGCCAAGTGTTGCCCATAGACTTCATGGAGGGCGGCGGCTCGTGGACGGCGGCAGTGCCGACGGCGTTGAAACCCATCGTGGAGGCAAGCATAAACAGGTCATGGACGGGGTTACCAATCTATAGGGACAATCCTTTCAATAAGGACGACCCCGAATGGGCTAAGTCGTACAAGAGTGTCAATGGGGAGTTGAAAGCCGTCACGAAGTGGCTTAGCGACAACACGGGTGGCGATGACTACACCGGCGGAGCGATAGACTTGAACCCTGCGCAGATAGAATACGTCATGAAAGGCATGCTCGGCGGTTACTATTCGTTCATGGACAAGGTGGTGAAGACGGCAAAAATGCCGTTCGGCGCGCAGCCTGTGGAGGCAAAGGACATCCCATTCGTAAACCGCCTTTACGTAACCGGGGACGAGCGCACCAAGGAGCGTGCCATCAACAACGCATACTTCAAGTTCAGCAAGGAACACGACCATACGAAAAAGCTGTTGCGCAACTACGAGCGCGAGGCAAAGCAAGGTTCTGAGAAATACATCGAGAAGATAAACCTGATGTACAACGAACCCGAATACGCGCGCTACCTCATTTTCGAGGAATATTCAAAGGAGATAAACCATCTCGGCAAGCTTAGGAAAGAAGTTCAAGGAGACCCTGACGCCACGCTCGAAATCGACAAGCAAATATCCGACTTACGCAAGGAAGTGGTCAATAAGCTGCGCGAGGTGAAGTGACGGCGCGTTACAGATAAAGGGAGGGATGGTGGGCGATTTGTTATTTTTGCACGTAAAACGAAAGGTATAAGTATATGGCAACAAAACTGATGTCGATGCGTAAGGTCATGCCGCGCAAGGAGAACATGGACAGCATAGAGCATGCCAAAAGTCGCGACGGAGACCAAAGGGCGTACGGCGTGTTGATGCAGGCGCAGCAGCACTGGTTCAACATGCACAAGTTCCGTGAGAACCGCGAACGGTGCAAGCGGTACTGCTATGGGGAACAGTGGAAAGACCTTATTGCCGTTGACGGCAAAACGATGACGGAGGAAGACTACATCAAGGAACAGGGGAACATCCCTTTGAAAAACAACCTCATACGCAGGCTCGTGCGAAACGTGCTGGGCGTATACCGCAACCAAAGCAAAGAGCCGACCTGTACCGCGCGCGACCGCGAGGAGCAGAAGATTGGCGAAACGATGAGTACCGTGCTGCAATACAACATGCAGCAAAACCGCATGAACGAGTTGTATGCGCGCTCTATGGAGGAGTTCCTCATAAGCGGTCTGGTGGTGCATCGCAAGTGGTACGGTTGGCGCAACGAGAAACTGGACTGCTGGACGGACTATGTGCAGCCGAACAATTTCTTCGTGGACGCCAACATGCGCGACTTCCGCGGATGGGATGCGAGCTGTGTCGGCGAGATACACGACGTTAGTTTTCAGACCCTCTGCGGACAATTCGCCGAAACGCCAGAGGACTACAACAAGCTTGCCAATATCTATGCAGGTGCGCGCGATGCCGAGAACGTGGTCTCATTCTACAATTCGTTCGGCATGCCGCAGCTTAAAAACATATCGTTCCTCATGCCTACCGAACAGAGCCTTTGCAGGGTTGTAGAAGTGTGGCGAAAGGAAAGCAAGCCACGATACAGATGCCACGACCCCAACACGGGCGACGTGTACAAGATAGACGTTGAGGACTATAAGGAAATGATTGAGTTGGAGAACGCCAGCCGAATAGAACGCGGCACGCGCTTTGGGATGGACATTGACGACATTCCGCTAATCAAGGCAACGTGGTTCATCGACGATTATTGGTACTTCTATTACCTAAGCCCATTCGGCGACATCCTCAAAGAGGGCGAGACCCCATTCGCCCATAAGGGACACCCCTACGTCTTCAAGGCATACCCATTTATAGACGGCGAGATACACTCTTTCGTTGCAGACGTGATAGACCAACAGCGGTACACCAACCGGCTGATAACGATGTACGACTGGATAATGCGCGCAAGCGCAAAGGGAATGCTGCTGTTCCCCGAGGAGAACCTTCCCGACGGAATGAGCTTGGACGACGTTGCCAACGAGTGGAGCAGGTACAACGGCATACTCGCCATAAGGACAAAGGGAACGGACAGGATGCCGCAACAAGTGTCTAGCAACAACACGAACATAGGCATAGACAACCTGTTGAACCTGCAATTGAAATTCTTCGAGGACATATCCGGTGTGAACGGGGCGTTGCAGGGCAAGCCTGGGTATAGCGGCACCAGCGGCAGTCTTTACGCCCAGCAGACACAGAACGCTACCACATCGCTAAGCGACCTGTTGGAGAGTTTCGGCGACTTCGTGATGAACGCCGCCTATATGGACGTTAAGAACATACAGCAATACTACGACAGCAAGCGCGTGTTCAACATCGCAGGCAGGCGCGGTGCGCTTACCATATACGACCCAGAGCGCATACGTGACGTGGAATTCGACTTGAGCATCACAGAAAGCACGCTTACGCCTGCATACAGGCAGATTGCAAACGACTTCATCATGCAGTTGTGGCAGAGTGGGCAAATCAGCTTGCAAGAGCTGTTGGAAAACGGCGATTTCCCATTTGCAGACCAGCTATTGCAAAGCATCAACAGCAGGCAACAGGAACAGGTGCAACAGATGGTTGGGGAGCAAGGAACGCTGCCCATGCCTCAACCGCCGCAAGGGCAGCCGCCGATGCAGCAGACGGCATGATAGTGACAACAATAAAGGCCAACACGTATGTTGGCCTTTATTGTTTTAGATGGTTGCCGCAGAAACGACTTTCTTCCTCCTTGTCGTCCGTGGCTTGGTCAAGTCCACGTACTTAGGCAACCCCATCTCGAAGAAACAGATGTGCAGGCCTATGGCACGTGTCATCAGCAGGTCGTCATGCTTGCCGATGATTGCTCCGTACGCGCCGTTTTTCTTGCGTTCGTAGGTCAGGTATTCGTCCAGGCATCGTTCGTCACGCTCGACATATAGGTTCTCACGTACGGCCTTTATGAGCGTTGCTATGACCATCGGCTTTGTTGACACGTTGGTATGGAAACCATACTTCTTAGGCCGACCCTCCTTTATGTCGTCTTCGCTTTGCCTGCGCGCATACAGGTTGGGATATACGTCCTTTATTTGGTTTAGGATAAAGTGGGACAAATCGCCGTCCACCTGCCGTTCCTTGTCTTTCGTTTCGAGCGTGTTGCTCTCGATGACGAGCAGCGCATTGTCGTAAAAGGCCGCTATCTGCGCCGCTTTCCATGCGAGTATGTCCATGTCGACATGTCCGTACCATTGCGCCACGACAACTGGCTTGCCGCCATCGGCCATAAATACGCGGTCGAAGACCGTTATCACAGACCAGTCCGCCTTTTTCGAGCGGCCGCCGATGTCCACCACCACGAGGTATCGTTCCGTGACCTTTTCGGTATTCGACATAACGGGCAAGTTCCACACCGAGAGCAACCCTTGCGAGCCTTGCGCGAACCGCAGGTTCTTCAACGCCCCTTCGCCCTCCTGGGCATCGCCGTACACTTCGCCAACATACCTTGGCGAGCGGCATGCTGGTTTCAGTTCCTCCACCTTGTACTTGTCGAACACGCGCGCGCCCGAATGCACGAACGCCTCAACATCGTCAGACGGGTATTCGGATGCCATGTCACCGTGGTCTGCATACTTTGAGCGTTCCTGTACGTACCAGTTGATGGCCTCGAGCGTTGCCCCTTTCTTCCACAGCCAATAAAGGTATTGTCCGCTTTCCTCGCGGTTCGATGCCGTAAAGTCGTTTTCGCGGTTGGCATACAATCGTATGGCGAACTCCACCTTTGCCCTCTCGTTCTCAAATGGTATTGCATATTGCTCGATTTCAAACCACGCAATGAATAGCGCGGAGAATTGAGAAATTCCTTTCTTAGCCGCATCGTATTCGCGTTGGAAGAAGTTGCCCGTTCCGTTTGCCGTACTCTCATACACTATCATGGTGTAGGGTTTGAGCAAGATGCCCGAGCATGCGGAGCGTATAATCTCATCGGGTGTTTTTCCCTCTGTCGTCTTCCAAAGTCCGACTTCGGTACAATGCACAAGGTTATAGTCGCCGCCGCGTGCGGAGTCGGGTTTCTCTGCCGTGCCAATCTTTATCTTGCAGTTCCGTTGCGGTATTCGGTGCATGTTTCCACTCTGCCCCACCCCTACAATTTTCGGCTCGTTGGCGTTGTAGCTTTCTCCTAAGCCGTACAGCAGTTCGATAGGATATGCGTTGATGAGGCGGTCGAACATGTCCTTAACCTCTATTGAGGCATCCTTTTGATGACCGACAATGAGCGAGTTTAACCCCACTTGGTGCATCAGCTGCAACCATGCCATGTATATCTGTGTTGCCGTTGAGCCTCCCCATTGCCTAGCCTTGAGTAATATCACACGTATGGGTTTGCCAGCAAGGCGCATTCGTTCAAACGCCGCAATAAGCCTGCGTTGTGGGCGGTTGAGTATGAAACGAACGTCCAAACCGCCGCCCTTTTTCTTGATGAACGCAAGTACGGCCGCCCAAAAACAGAAGTCATGTTCGTAACGCACGCGCGTGAACTGCTCCACAACCTTGTGTTTCTCCTCGGCCGTACACTCCACTCCAAGTTCCTTTTCCAGGAAGTCCTTTATCGAGCCGTGCTTTACGATAAGCTGCACGAGGGGTATTTTCATCATGGACTTAGGCAGCCATTGGCGGACAAGGGGAAAGTCAGATATGCGGACTTCCTCCCTTTCCAATATCGAATTTTCGCCCGTGATAGGATTGAACGGGGCGTTGATTTCCGCGTTTCGCCGCTCGTTCTCCCTTATGATTTCCGCTACCGCGTTATCATATCCCTCAGTTGTACGTTCTCTTTCCTTTTCGCCCATTTTCTCCTTATCCTGCAAATTATGACACGTGCCGAATTTGGCCTTAGATAGAATTTCGGTGCTTGCTGTTTCAGTACCTGAAAGACACAATCGTTGAACGACATTGACGGATGTTCCGCCATGAAGACTTTTAGCCGCCTGTAAATCTCCATGTACATTTCTCGTTTCATCTCACCCATGTTGGGCAGCGTGTCGCCGCGCATCATCTCCGCCAACACGATTTTAGCTCGTGTCTCACTGACCCAAAATCGGCTGCACGGCATCTCCACCACATTTGCATAGATGTCGTCCATCCTTATGTACTCTGCTTTCAGCAAGCTCTCCCTGAAAGCCCTTATCAAATCGCTTTCCAATTCTTGCCGATACTCAAATTCACTACCTTTCCTCTTCATTCCACTTCATTTTTGGTTTAACAGATTGTTTGGACTTTTACACAGAAAACTTTATGGAGTAAAAAAGTTTTCTGCTTATCGCAAAGTTACGAAATGGGCATAAACAAATAAAAAGCGCAAAGCAACTCGGTATCGTATCTTTGCGAGAGAAATAGTAATGCACAAAAAATATTGCGATGGAAGAGGTTGTAAATCAAGACAATAGAAGTAAGCGTGACCTACTTATGGAACGCCTTGCAAAGAAATACCCCGACAAAGATTTTTCGGATGATGAAAATCTTTTCGGGCAAATCTCCGACGATTACGATGCAAACGACGAGGAATTGAACGGCTACAAGGAACGTGAGGGCAAGTTTGCAGACTTACTCAACAGCGACCCTCGCAGCGCATCATTCTTGGTTGATTGGAAAAATGGCAAAAATCCACTTATCGCCCTTATCGAGCGTTTCGGCGAAGAGGACTTCCGCGATGCGCTTGACGACCCCGCACTTCGTGAGCAACTCTCCGAGGCAAACCAAAAGTTCGTTGAGCGTGTAGCCAAGGAAAAGGAGCTGGAAGAGGAGTATAACTCCAATATTACAGAAACCCTTGCCTACTTGGACAAGTTGCAAGAGGAAGACGGCTTGTCTGACGAAGAGATAGCCGAAATCGTGCAGTTCTTGGCAAACATCGTCAAGGACGGCATCGTAGGTAAATTCACCCCCGAAAGCATAGAAATGGCTCGCAAGGCACTTCATCACGATGAGAACGTGGCAGTAGCAAGCGAAGAGGGGGAGGTACGCGGCAGGAACGCGAAGATTGAAGAGAAGTTGCGCAAGAAAGGCGCAGGGGACGGCTTGCCGCATTTGGACGGCAAGAATGGGGTTAAGGAGAAAGAACATAAGCGGCCTCAAACAATCTTTGACGAGGCTCGCTTGGCACGCTAAGCATAAAAGACAACATGATATGTCAGAGAGAAAATTACCACCCATTGAGGGACAAGAAATCATTCTCGTTGCTGGGGCGAAAGAACTAAGCCCCGGTAGTGCAGGGATAAAATCACATCTAGGCGGTCAAGCCACGACCATATCGGGAATAGCAGGTGCTACTGGCGGAATAGATGCAGGCAACTTCATTGAGGCGGACGTTTGAAAGTATAATGTTTAAAATTTGAAAGAGAATGGCAGAGCAAAAAGTGGCCAAGATTGACGGCCAAGAAGTAGGATTGATGACGGGAGCCAACACCCCTGCACCAGGTAGTGCCGGTGTTCAGTCACAATTAAACGGTCAACCCACGACCGTATCAGAGGTGGCGAACTCGACCGGCGGTATCGATGGAGGTAACTTTATCCAACCCGACATCGATGAGGAATTGTTTGCGTTTGATGCGGGCGACACCCCGCTTATGCAGATAATGCTGAAAGCGAAGAAGGTTAACGTGGAAAGCCCGGAAGTGGACCACTTTATCATAGACGAACCACGTTCGAAGATTGAAACCAGCGATAAGGTTGATAAAGGGGCGACCAACCAATTTATCTTACCATTGCCGTCCAAAGACCAAGGCATACCCAGGGTGTGTGGAACGCTATTGGTAAAAGGCGTTGACGGGTATGCACCCAACGGTAAGACGCTCACCCCCGGCAAAGACCTTATGCTGTATGTGGTCGGACGCGACAATGCCACAGGCAACCCCATCGTAATTGCTGTTAACGGACCCAGGGCGACGTCCGATGACGAATATTGCACTACACCTGCCATCCCGGCAGGCACGACATTAATCGTCATGGCCAACGCCCTTTACGAAACTCAAAAACACGTTGAACCTGATACGTCAGTACCCAAACCTATAAGGCTCTTCCTACAAAAGCGTGGAATGAACCAAGTAGTAAGCGACTACTTTGACAAGCAAAGAAAGCGCATTCCTTTCGCACAGGCCATCATCGCCGAACAACAAATCAAGAAGTTCAAGCTGGAGGGCAACCGCACTTGTTGGGGAGGCGTCATGGCACGCATTAAGCGTGACACCGGTTCTATGGGAATGCAATATGTATACTTCTCAATGGGCATCAGATGGATGTTCAAGCGCGAGTTGCAAGCACCCGATACTTGGACGGTAGAAAAGTTCATCGCACTGTCGAAGATGTACAACACGGGTGAGGACAAGCCCAACGGCGGTCTCTTGCTTGCAGGCAAGAACCTCTTGGAGAAACTCCAATGCATCGACTACTCGAAACATCCCGAAATCAAGATTTCGGTTGAGGTAAACACAATCGGATGGGTTGTCACTCGCGTTCACACCGTGTTTGGCGACTTCGACATCAAACACGACCCCACTTTGGACAGGATGGGCTGGAGCAACAGCGGTGCGTTGATTTGCCTGGACAGGTTCGTACACTATGTGTATTCGCAAGAACACACCTTCAATGAGGATGTAGAGGGCGAGGAGGCTAAGCGTAAGGGCATATTGACATGGGATGCACCAGCCCTTAAAGGCACTTGCCACATTTGGATTGACGGTGAGGGAGAGACGGTCGCACCTGGTTACGTGATGTGGGACAAGGACACCATTCCGGCAGGCAAAGACCTGGTTGACGGCACCATATACTACCTCATGAAAGACGTGCCTGGCATCGGCAAGGGCGCAAAGGCAGGTGAACTGTGGCTGTACAAGGGAACTAAGTGGACGGAATACTCCGCAGAGCTTACTGCCCAGTAACACTAAAAATTTATTTTTCTGTTTTCATAATTAATTGTTTAGAAGTGGGGCGGACGGCAAGTGCCGTTCGCCCTTTTTAAAAGAAAGACAGCAAGATGGCAAGATACAAAAAGACATACGGCATAGACTACTACGCCGAGAGACAGATAACAATCATGATGGGCAAGGCATCGCTTAACGTCCTGTTCTCGGGCGGTGCGTCTACGGGCTATGGAAACACCCCTGCGCAGTTCACGACATCAGAGCCGATTTTCCAGCACGCGATAGAACACTGCCCCTTGTTTTTGAAAGGCGGCATAAAAATCCTAAGCGTGATAGAGCTGGAAGACGACCCCAAGCCGCTAGGCGTTGAGGAGAGCGAGGAAGAACGCGCCGAGCGTATGGCGAGAGTTCGGGCTGCAAAAGAGACGGCTCATGACGAGGGCGAACAACCACAGCCAACCGAGATGACGGAAGTTGAGGTTACGTGCATTGAGGATGCCAAGCAGTACATGATGGACAATCACGGCTATTCGGCGCGTGCGTTGAAGACTGTAAAGAACATCCTTGATGCGGCCAAGCATGTTGGCGTACGTTTCAAAGGCTGCAAGGAATTGGAGGAAGACTAAAATTCGGTGAGCGATGAAGAAGTGTTCCATAGCAGAACTGAAACGGCGCGTTCGCATAGCACTAGACCAGAACATGGTTAACGAGCAACTTGCAGTGTTGGGCGACGTCGACACGCTTTCGCTTGACGACATCATTGCCGAAGAACTGCCCATAGCGGCTCGCATTGTCGAGAACAGCGCACCTGCGCACCTGCTTGACGGCGGAAAGGACTTCAGCGGTAGTTGCGGTTGGCATGGCGCAGTTGGCTATGGTAGCGGTTTCATCGCGTTGCCGAAAGATTTCATGCGCTTGGTTTCGTTCAGGATGAGCGATTGGAGTTTCGCCGTAAGCAAGGCAATAAAGGAAGACGACCCTCTCTACGAGGTGCAGCATAGCCGCTACCCAGGCGTTAGGGGTAACCCCCAAAGTCCAGTGGTGGCAATCGTTACGCAACCCGTCGGGCAGGTGTTGGAGTTTTTCAGCTGCACGGCAGGCGAAAACGTCTATGTGAAACGCGCACGTTACCTGCCGTTTCCCAAGGTGGTCGGCGGTAATATGGAGCTGTGCGAGAAACTTATAGACCCTATCGTCTATCAGGCGGCGGCAAATGTCGCTTTGAGCATCGGCAATGCAGATGCCGCAACGGGACTTGGCGCAAAGGTAAAGACATTGTTGGAACAATAAAGTATTTTTTGATATGATAGACGAATTAAGGGGAATTCTAATGGTTCTTGGCAGCTGGTTGTTTTCACGGCTTGTGCCTATTGCCGACTTCATGCAGGGCATGCTCCTGCTGTTCCTCATCAACTTCGTGTTCGGCGTAGTTGACGACGTGGTAAAGGGCAACGCCTGGGAGTGGCGTAAGGCAAGGACGTTTTTCTTGCACATATTGGTGTTTTTCGTCATTGCGGCGTGCATGTGCATCGTGGGCTACTTTCTGCATAACGCGGAAGAGGCGGTTACTGGAATACAGATAATGTGCGTTATGGCCGTATGGTTCTACGGAGTGAACATATTGAAGAACGTATGTAGAATTTTAGTGACAAACAGCCCGATGTGGAAATTCTTCAACTTCCTTTACTGGGTTCTTTCGTTGAAGATGGTCGAGAAGATACCATACCTAAGCGAGTACATGAAGAGCGGGGCGGAGAAGATAGAGGGAACGAAAGATAACATAAACAAAAACAATAGCAAAAATGGAAAAAGTTAAGGAATTTTTAAAGAAGTATTTTAGCGTGGCAAAGGTAGTGTTCGTGCTGCTGGGACTGCTGTTCGGTTTTGTTGCGATGCTGACCGAGAAAGAGGCGGAGTACAATTGGGTGTTCGCCATTGTGGTGTGCATCATCCAATGCGGTTTCTTTGAGTCCATTCGCGCGGTGACGTCCAAGGAAAAGCGTTACGACTGGCGCAATCCCGTGTTGGCGTTAGCGGCAACCATTGTGGCGATATTCGTTTGCTTACTGCTATGAAGTTGACAGAAAGGTTAGCCCAGTTCGGTGCGGACAGGTGGATGCACATCGCGGCATCCCTTGTCCTTGCCGACATCACCACGCGATGTTTGCGCAGGTGCGGCGCAGGATGCTTTTTATCCGCTGGCGTTGGCTTTGGCGTGAGCTTGGCGGTTGGCATCGGCAAGGAATTGTATGACAAGTACAAGGAGAAAGAAACGTTTGACTGGGGCGACATCAAGGCCGACATCGTTGGTGCTGCATGTGGCTCTGTAATTGGAATGATATGAGACAGATTTATGAATTGGTGGTTCATTGCAGTGCCACTCCCGAGGGGCGCGACTACACGATTGACGACATAACGAAGTGGCACAAGGCGCGAGGTTTTGACACGATAGGCTACCACTATGTTGTTTACCGAAATGGAGAAATTCATGTTGGCAGGCCTGAATATGTGCAAGGCGCACATGTTCGAGGTCACAACCGCAACAGCATCGGGGTTTGTTACATCGGAGGCTGCGCCGAGGACGGGAAAACGCCCAAAGACACACGCACAGCCGAACAGAAGGAGGCTTTAACAAAGCTCTTGCGTGGGCTAAGGAGAAAATATCCCGATGCAAAGATATTTGGGCATCGTGACTTCGACAAGCACAAGGCATGCCCTAGCTTTGATGCGAGGAGTGAATACAAGGACTTGTAAAAAGTGTTTGGCATGAAAGGAAAGGACATCCTAATATTGGTATTGCTGCTTACCGCCCTCGTACTGGGGTTCATCCTCGGCAGAGGCAAAAAAGTAGAGGTGCAAGTAAAGGAGCGCACAAAGACGAAGGTGGTGACGAAGTACGACACCATCAGAGCGGCAGTCCCCAAACCTGTCCATGATACTATCGTAAAGTGGCAGGAGGCGAGAGTTCCAAGGGAGCATTTTCGTGACCTCACGAAAATGACAAAAGACTCTGATAGTATTGATGTTACGCTACCAATCACCCAACGAATGTATAGGGACAGCAATTATACTGCATGGCTTAGCGGCTATCAGCCGAGATTGGACAGCATACACACGTACAACAAGATGGTTTACACCACACGCACTATCGAGCGCACGGTAACCAAGCCCCCCAACAGATGGGGTATCGGCATCAACGCAGGATATGGCTATGGCATTAACTCTAAATTATTCGAGCCGTACATCGGCGTTGGCGTGACATATATCATCTTTTAATAAATTCATAATGGTCAGGTACGAAAAACGGCAAAAATGGAAATCAACGACTTAGGCACATTCAAGAACATCAGCGAAGTGTGGAAACGCTACCCAGAGGGCGGCAAGGAGGGCGACTACGTTACCATAGGCGTAGTCAAGCACCGCTGGAACAAGTACGAACAAATTTGGGAGAATGCGGAGAACGTCACCGAGAGCGGCGGCGGTACAACCAAAGTTGTTGACGGCGACATGATTGTCGAAAAGAACCTGACCGTTACAGGCCGCATATTCAATGACGGCATGCAGATACCCAACTGCGGCCTTTATCCCACAGAGGAGGCCTTGCGTAAGGCTCACCCTACACCCGAAGTTGGGATGTGGGCTGTTGTGGGAAACGCAATACCAGGTGCCTTGTGGCGTTGCGACAAGGCAGGCGAATGGAAAGCGACAGGCACGACAGGCGGAGCTGGGCAGCTGGATGCCAACGCCATAACCGAGGCGGTTAAGAAAGCCGACAATGCACAAGCGGCAGCCAATAAGGTGCAAGGCAGCGTGGACGCATTGAAGAAGACGGCCGAAGATGCAAAGAATGCGGCGGCTGCCGCAGAACAGAAGGCAAACAATGCCAAAGCCACGGCTGATGTAGCGGACGCCTCGGCAAATACTGCCAACAGAGCCTTACTGGAAATGAGCCAACAGATGGGAAAGGCAGGCGGCATAGCAAAGCTTAACGAATATGGCAAGATACCTACAAACCAATTGCCCAAAGAGGCGTTGGAAAGTGGGGGTAATACCTATAATTTTACAGCGGAAAACGGAAGTGAAGTAAACGATTTTATACTAGCGGTGAGTGCCGTGCCGATAGATAAGAGGAAACAAGGTCTGGTTGTTACTGCGTCTGTCACAGGGCAAGGTTGGATTACAGCACAATACATAGGCGGCAATAATTACACCAACGATGACGTGTGGCGCAGCCCGACAAACTGGAAACCATTTGGAGGTGGTGGGACTGGTAACGTCAGAAAGTTGGAGGTTGTTAAAGGCACCAAGACGGAAGAATTAGAACCCGACAAGGACGGCAAGATACAACTCAACATACCGACAATAGACGTTGACGAAACGCTGACACAAGACGGGACGAACCCCGTACAGGGCAAGGCCATCGCCGCGGCGTTGGCCAACATCAACCCAGGCAAGAAACTGCGCCTCAACACCATCGAGAACGGCAACGACAAGGCTTTCTCAATATCACTTTTAGACGAGAACGACGAAGAATTGTCCACAACCGAACAATTTAGCGGCGGAGGTGGTGGCGGTAGCGTGGCGGCAACAAAAATAGTGCTGGAACGCATTACAGGCAGCCTTACGACCAAGGCAGGTTCGGAGGTAAAGCTGCAATTCAGGTACGACCATATCGACACGTCGACCAACAGCAGCACAGGCACGCCAGCCCTGGCGGAGATTAGTGTCATACGTGGGGCGAACGTGAACGTCATCAAGATGCAGTTGCAGGCAGGCAATATCCATACGATAGACGTTACCAAGTACATAGGCGTAGGGTCTAACACCATCCGCATGAAGGTGACGGCAGGCGAGGAGGAGAGCAAGCAGGTCAGCTCGCTCACATGGACGGTCACGGCCGTACAGCTCACGCTTGCATCAAGCTTTGACATCGCCACGGACATAACGCGCGGCGACCGCGTGAGCATACCTTTCGCGCTTACGGGCAGCGGACAGAAGACACTGCGCTGTTTCGTCGACGGCATCGACACGGAAGACCGCACCATCAACGCCAGCAGTGCCAACGGGGCGTTCAGCGTAGACACGTCAAGGATGGGGCATGGCAGCCACGGCGTTGCGTTGGTGGCCGAATTGGAACTGCCTAGCGGCCTGATTAAGAGTAACGTCATATACTTCGACATCGCGGTGCGTGAGAACGGCAACGACAAGCCGATTGTGGCGGCGCGCTTTGACTATGCCGAGGGCTCGGGATATACTGGCAGCCCCGACAGCGGCAGCCGCCCCTA